ACACCTTGTTCGCTAGAATACAACCGTTCAAGCCACCGCTTGAACTGAATGAATTCCACATCTCTGTCGTTATGAGTAACTCCGAGCCAAACTCTAAAGTGAAAAATATGGCGATGAGGAGTGCCAAGAAACGAAACGTCATAATAATCTCCTGTTGCTAGGTTAGGGTCAGTGGCTGCCGCTGGATAGCAATGAATGCCTTCCTTACGAAATGTGACCCAGATCATTTTGTTAGGGCGGACGTCTTGTCGAATAATCATAGTGTTGTATCTTGTGTGTACTGATCCCAATGAGTATACTTGTCTTTACTCATCAAGCTCTGTAGGTGATGTGTCCACACACCTGGATTTGTAGCACCCCAAGTTCGGTCGTCCAGTTTAAGTGTGGCATTATAGTTGTGTTGATTAATATAAGGTAGCTTGACACTAATCATTGGTACAAATCGGGGATATTCACTATATCCAGATTCAAGTACACCTTCGTTGTGACTGCTATCAAAGTCTAAAGTCACCCAATAATCTTTCTTTAAGCAAGGAATAATAACATCATCCCATGACTTATATTCTTCGTGTGTAATACTTTTAGGATTAAAACTTTGGCTAGTGCCAAAATAGATATGTTTTACTTTGTTATTCTCTGCTTTTGTAAGAATTTCTTCAATAGGTGGTGTACCTACAACAAACAATGTAAACATACCATAACAAATAGTATGCTCAACTTCGTACCCCGTAAAGTACACAACGCCTTGTCGTTGTTCAGTGTTTAGTCCCATTTGATATAACCTCTACTATAACCACTCGGACGATTAACGCCGTCCGCAAACGCTTGCTGCCATTCAGTGTTACGATTGTAACACTTGGTCCAAAAAGAATCAACCTCTAGATAGCCTTTTTCAATAAAGTATTTTGCCATTCTCATGCAATCAATAAATCCCGGAGTTCGAGGACTTGGACGAATTGTGGTAACAGCTTTCCATAATTGAGTTTGTGCTTCTTCTTTATCAACAGCTTTGCCTACTCCGTCAATGATAACCGCATTGTTATTTAGGTTGATATCAATGCCTAATCGAAATTTTCCAGTAAGGTCCACAACAACATCATAGCTTTCAACGGTGCTGGCCCATAGCTTGTCGCCCCACAGTTCTTTGTTGCTTGAACCTATCACATCCACATGGAACACATATCCATTCAGTCGCATGGTATGATAGGCAACCCATGCAAGAAATCCACTACCGATAATAAGCATACGATTGTTTTCGTGTCTGCCTTGACGATCTTGCAAGTATTCTTTAGATTGCTCAATAAGATTGATGCCACAAGCCACTGGTTCTAAGATATATTTTGGATGTGCTTCTGGAACCTGTACATATTCACCCGCCCGCACAGTGTATTGATCAGCATAAGCAGGTTCTCCACGAGTGGCAACATAGTCGCCCACTTTGACATCTACACAATTTGCACCCACTGACATAACTTGCCCAATGCCTTCATGACCCTGCATGTGTAATGGCAATGGCCCAAAGTCGCCCATCATCATGTCAATGTCGCTACGGCACACACCAGTCATTACAGCACGTACATATATGCTTTCTTGACTCCAAGCTGGGATTTCGTACTCTACTTCTTCAAAGTAGCCCTGACCTTCTGTTTGTAAACACTTTACTTTCATAAGTTCTCTATTCGTTCGTGAATCCATGTATCGATATCAAATTGATCAAGCCAAAATTGATAATCGTCCATGTGCTCAACGGCATCTTGAATCATAGATTGGTACGCATCTTCCGGACACCATCCCAGCTCAAACACCTCTACGCTATTATCTTGCATAATAAACTGTATACAACTGTCATCTGTGGTCATGCTACGCCAATCGGCCTGGCATCCCCATTTGCTGCCAAAGTCAATGTGACATTTGTCGTCCACATCGTATGTACCGCTGGGATCGATGACTCCGTACTCGGTACTTTTGATATCTTCTAAAGCCCACATCATTTGTGCGCCCTTGCCGTTGACTGGTTCAGTACGCCATTTGGGATTCAATGCTACATATAAACTCAACAAGTGCGGCATCAAGTCTCTGCTAACTCCGCCAAACGCTAATTTCTTAGTGGTAAACCAACTGCCTGGACTGGGAATACAATTCTTTCTAATCCAACGTATGTTCACAGTCTTTGCGCGACCAGCTAGCTCTTTTAATTCATTGATATTACTACGCCACATGTTGTTTTTAACCATTATGAAACGTGTTTGCGGAAATGTGGTTACTAATTTACACCAAGTAAGACTGGTAGCAACACCTGGTTTTTCAATAAAAACAATTTTACAGTGAGGTGCCACTTTGGCCGCAAGTTCAAAATGTGTAAAATTAGGAGTGCAAATGTGAGCAGTATCAAAAAGTCCATGTACCACCAAGGCCGCATCGACACTTAAGAAGTCTGGCTTTTTACTGCTGTCGTGATCAACTGTGACAACTTTGTGCCCAAGTTTTTCTAGTACAGTCTTATATAACTGTCCAATGCCCATGCCTATGATAAGACTACGCTTGCTCATTTTTCTTTTCCTCGTAGGATTTAAACAAACGGGTTACAGCTTCCATTTGTTCTTGGAATACATCTGGAGCACCATCGGCCGCACGTTTCATATCCCAGTCACTGGGATAATGGCGCAAACAACTTCTTGCTTGATCTTTGATCGCTTTTGGAACCCGAGGAGTAGTCAAGATCTGTAATAAAAATCTTTGAGTCTGTACTACTGCTCGATATCTTTCATCAGGTAATGTCATGTACACTAGCCTCTAATGCATCTAGTTTATTAACCGACTCTTCATCAAAGTCGGGCTCTTCTTCTGATTGTACACTATCCGCATCTACTTCGTCAAACAAAACGGAGAATTGAGTACTGGCATTAACGGTCTTTTTACCAGTAGCACCGCGGGTTCCGGGAATAGCTTGCCAAAATTTATCAAAACTATCAATAATAGCTATTGCGGTATCGCGATCATCTGTACTAAAGATAGCATCTATCACATCTTTAAAATAAACCCGTTCAAATTTTTCATCTACCAACATAGCCGGACACAATCCAGCATCATATTGGCGATTGGCTTCTTGCACACTGTTTAGATGCAACCAGACATTATGCCCCATCATGATAGCATAGGTAAAACTATCCCATGATGTCTTGCCTACCTTGCCAATTTTATTAACATCGTTTGGCCCGTAGATACAAATGTCTTTGACTTCTACACCATCCATTAGAGGACTTGTGGTAAACGATTTAAAATGCTTGTCTTGTACTACCACATCTTGGAACAAGCGAGTATCAGCACTGTACTTTTTGTTGTCTAGGCTAGGCAACATGCGATACAACCATTTTTGTCTATCTTCAATTTCTGTTTGTACATAAATCTGTCCATTGGCAGTGGCTAGGAACGGACTGGCACAGTCAAAACTGATTGTAAAACTTGGATTATGATATTTACGAACAGCACGTTGAATGTCTGTTAGTAGCAATGCCCATTCCAATTTACTTGTACCCAAAAAGTGCATCCAGTCTTGATGTCCTTCTTCCAGTAATCCGTCAAACTTTAACGCAACAAGCCTGCGTAGAACCAAGTCCACATCACACATGTTCTGTCCACCCATGGCCCAACCATTAAATGGTCGTTCGTATTTTGTTGGGTCGCAAAAGTCTTTCATTTGCTGATACCAATCTTCTGCTTGACCGTGATTTTCGCCTTGCAAAACATTTAAAAACTTGCAAGCACCTGTGCGATGCTTGATCCAATATTCATTGTTGTACTTGGTAGCACTGACTGCTTGTTCGTAACTGCCAATGCCACTGTTCTTAGCACCAACCGGACTGCGACTTACCCATGCTGGAATATCAAGTACCATGCCATAGTCCATTAAAGCGTCCATCCAATCAAGCACTTGACTGCGTTTCTTTTGCGCCGCATCCAACTTGGCCTGATACAGTTTAGCATGATCAATCTTGGTATACTTGGGATTGCCATTCTTGTCTGTCTTGGGATGACCGGTTGGATGCACTTGTGGTACTAGTTCAATGCCTTTGGCAACTGCCTCGGCCATGCGTTGTGCTACTTCAGTACCTGTGGGATCATTCCATTCACCTTCCCATACACCTTTACCAATCTGGAATCCACCTGAATCGCCTAATACCCAGCTAGTTGTACGATCTCTATTACGGAACATATCTTCACTTGGATCGGGTTTGGTCAAATCCAAGTTGGCATGTCCAGCAGAGTATAAGCAATGATCAAAGTAAAATGCCGCATTTGGATTCAAATAATTCATGGCTTCGATACCCATGGGACCAAAGCTGGCAGGAATACGTGCAGGATCTACATAGTTGCTATAACGCTGTTTACCTATATAGGTACTATAAAATCCCGACGTTGCCGGTAGGAAATAGGCATACGGCTGACCCTTGGGATCAAATTGTGCTTTTGTTAAGTTCTTATTCATTATTTTATCAAATGTTGTGCTAACACCATGCAACTAATCCACGCCCATAGTGTATTAAATCCCACTAGCGTAGGTAACAATTTCTTTTCACTTGCCCAAATAAGAGTTATACTTGTGGCTAATGTTAGAAAGTACAACCACCAAATTTGGATACCAAAAATAAGACCAGGAACAATGATGACCGCCTTAGCAAACCAACTTAAAAATTCTACAGTATTATAATTGATCCAGTATTCTTTCTTAAACCACATACCGTAACAGTCTTTAATCTTAGTAAAAGTAATGTGACGGTATACTATAACTATCAATATAAACCATATTAAACTAGCAACAACAATTTGCTCTAAGGTCATGATCATATTATTTGCTCTGGGCTGGCAGAATGTATTCGTACACAGCAAGACCGCTGTCAACGGTGATAGCCAATGCACCAGCATCTGCAATACGAATAGTTTTGTCACCAGCCAAGTTCAAGATACTTTGTACTTGAGCAACTGGCCATGACCAAACTTGTTTCAATTTACCATCGATGCCCGATTGAAATACAAATGAACCTGCGTGTGTGCTGGCATCGCCAAAGCTGAATACCAAACTGCCATTGTCGAGACTCACTTGGAACATTGGTTCTTCGGTATGTGCCGCCGCTTGGAACTTCAATTTTTGTATGCTGGATACAGTTGGTTCGAACTCAATGTCCCACTTGGCACCTTTAAACTTTACTGACTTCAAGCGTTCGTTGATAATTTCACTGTTCATAAAGCGATAGTCGTTTTCAAAATCGCCTGTGTTGTTGGCAAAATGCAAACCTGTCACAACAGTTTCACCATTGCGTTCTTGTTTGACCACATTGATACTTGCACCTTCTTTGTACTCTGGACACTTCAAGTGAATGTCCAACTTGTTCAAGTTAGGCATACCAAATGTGCCTTCCAAGTCATCGACTGGATTGTGTGTTTTGGCATTTAGAATAACACTACGATCTTCAGCCATGCTTTCGATTGCCGTTTCTTTCTCTGTTGACGAGATTTTAATTAGTGGCAAAAAGCCTAGGGTGTGTGTATGTGATACTAAATCTTGTAAAAAGTCTTTCATGTTATGATTCTCCATATGTTATGATTATACTTAGGTTTTTTGACAATGTCAAGGATTTTTCCTTACCTTTTTGTTATACTTTATCGCGGATTCGACCAAAGTATGCGATTGGTTCACTCGATCTGAATAGTGCATGTATGCGCTCATGTCTTTGGGGAAACATGCACCACCAAATCCACGACTGCCATCTGGGCCCGGCACCATTGTGTGGCTCTTGCCCATTCTATCATCGTGTGTCAACACTTGGCGCACTAGATCAAAATCGGCACCATTTTGTTGGCACACATCGTACAACTGATTAAAAAATGCAACCTTCACACCTAAAAAACAATTGGTAGCATATTTGATCATGCTGGCTTCTACGATACTGGTATTGAATACAATACGACAGTTGGGCAATGCGTCTTGGAACATGGTCTGCCAAATGCCTTCGGGGTCATCGCCGCCGATGACCATATACTTTTGCTCGATGAAATCTCGGTTAGCTGTGGCCGCACGTAAAAATTCTGGACTATAACAAATGCTGTGTTTGGGATATAGTTTTAGTATTTTTTCTAAATAGTCCGGCGGCACAGTTGATTTGATCAATACTGGTACATGCAATGGTGTGTCATCGAGCACACTGACAATTTGACTGATGTCGCAATCACCCAACTGATCACTTGGAGTTCCTACACACACAATTACACCTTCCGCATAGGGAAAGTCTTTGATGCGCTGTTCTACAAATTTAGGGTCAACCACATAAACCACGTTTTGGCCTTCTATGGCATGGGCCACTGCCTTGCCCACAAACCCATATCCTGCAATTATTATATTCATATTAGAACTCAAATAAACTGTTAAATGTATTCTTTTCTTCGGTACTGGCCACATCCCATTTCAGTACACCGATCAAATTGTCCAACTTCTTGTCAATGATGGTAGCTTCCATTTCTGCATGATCAAACGGTAGATCTTTGAACCATTGTGGCAATCGCAATTCGTCTACTGGATATGCAACACTGGTAAAACCCAGTGGATTTTGTTTTAGTTTACAAACAATGACCTTGGCACCGTCTGTGATGTTCATTGAATACTTGTCATTGAACATGCGCTTGAGTGTGTTCCAGTTGATACTGGCACGTACATGACCTGGCATATTGGCCTTACCAGCCTTGGCTTCTTTAGATTGATAGTCTGTAATGTTGTTGGCACGTTTTGGACTGCCTTTCTCCCACCCTGGACGACCTTTGAATCTGGTACGGAACTCACTGATATGATCCAGCACTTGTTGTTCGGGCTGTCCCATCAACACCATTTCAAGTACGTCACTCAAAAAGTTTTGAATAAATTCTGGAGTATCACTGCGTTTGAGATCCAACCCCATGGCCTTGATCTTGCCAGCTTTTCCGTCCACATCTGCACGTTTGCCTTCTTTGTCGTAGTACAACACAGCGTAACGTTTTTTGGTAATGAACAAGCTCTTTGAGCCAACAATTTCACGCCCAGCTTTGATAACTTCACCACGGCTCTTTGGACAATGGAAGTAGTCCAACATAAACTGCGGAAATGTGGTATTGACTTCATCTGCAATTTGATCGTACAGTTGTACCACACTTTCTTTGGTCCAAGGAATAAGTCCTCGGTCGATGTCTTTTTGCAGTGTCTTGTATGCACTAAAATAACAACTATCGGTATCTCCGTAAATAACAGCCTTGCCTATGTGGTCATATTCGCCGGTAATGACTTCATTTACTTTACCGGCCATGTGTTTTGCGATCTGGCGACCAACCAGAGTTGTTGATTGTCCGATTCGTTTGTCGAAAAATCTGCAACCGCTGTTAAGAATAGCACCATACAAACTGTTAAGGTTAATTTTCTTAACCAGCTGTCGTTTGTCCCAGTATTCTTCTTCAACTTTGTTTCCAGCTTTAATGGCATCTTTTAGCTTCGCCTGCATTTCTTTACGTTCAGCATACCACCGTTTTAACAGTCCCGGAATGATACCTTCTTTCTCATAGGTAAAGATAGTGCCATTACTGGATAGCATCCAAGGCTGATTGCTTTCGTAAATTAATCTATACACTTCTGCCGCACTTAGTACATCAACATCGCCGTTTTCCCAGTCGATCGTGATGTCTGTGCCAATCTCTTGTGCCATTACACTTTCATATTCGTCTGCACCAAACTTACCTTCCCATGCGGCTGCAAATGATTTGCCTTTGGCCATTTGTGCTTCGATAAATTCTTCTGTCTTTGTTTGACGTAGCTGACCGATAATAGTTTCTGGCCCCATGTTGAGCGCACGAATGGCACTTGGATATAGACTGTTAATGTCTAAACTACCGACCCAGTCTTGAATACCTTCTTTAGGATGCGCAACATACGCACCTGCGGCCGCTGTGTTGTCATCTCTGTCGTCTTTCTTAACACGGTTGGGTACTTGAAATCCTCTGCGATGACTTTCGTTAATAATAGCTTGTTCTGTAACAGCTACCGCACCCATGGTAGTTTGTAGCAACACAGTGTTTTCATGTGCCAGTGTATTGGCTAGATCCATGAACTTTAATTTCTTGTCTAGTTTTTCAAGAAGCATACAGTCGTTGATGTTGTATTCAACAAATGTTCTAAAATCATTGTTATACAACTGATCCAATGTGCCTTCGTACTGTGTTTTACGTTCACCCAGTTCATATTCTGCAATGGCATCCAAGCGATAGGTATGACGTTCTTCATAGGTATACTTGCGGTACAGTTCAAGATAGTCCAGGTGTACACGACCAATATAGTCGTATGTTGTGCTCAGCCTCCCAAACTTTTCGTATTCACGCTTCTTGGGTTTCTGGTCAAACAAACAAAAACGGCGGGTATCTTCTTTGCTCAAGGCTTTGATAACACGATTGGTTGTGTAAGGAATATCAAAGCCTTCACTGTTCCATCCACTGATAACATCCACATCCTTGATCAGATCTAAGAACATGTCCAACAAGTCAGCTTCATTGTCAAACAAATATGTGTTGGGAAAGTCTTTGACCATTTCCTTGGCGTCTTCCATTTTAAGACCTTTAGGAGGAATGGCCATACATACCATGGTCTCTAACCATTGCAAGTAAACAGCAATAGCAGTAATGGGCATGAACGCATCGTCTGGACTTGCATAGCCACGTTCTGGATCAAAGTCTACCTCAATGTCAAAAAATGCCACATTGAGCTTGGGTGGATCTTGATTTAGGTAATGTTCGCTTAAGGTCACAAAGATTGGATTGATATCCGACTCAAATACTTCCTTGCCACTGTTAATGGCTTGTTCTTTGCGTAGTTCCTTTGTGTTCTTACAGACAATACGTGTTAACGCATCGCCGTAAATTGATTGAAATTTGCCGCGCGGGTCTTTGACGTAAAACGTGTGTTTGACAGGTATGTCACGAAACTCACGTTCACCTTTCTTGTTGCGTTCAACCACTTTAATGATGTCATTCTCGCGGTCAAACCATGCATCTACATAGCTCATACTTACTCTCCATTGAGACTTAAGGCTCTCAAATACCTTCATGCGGTTTATTGGCCCGCCGGCCTTTCTATATACTACTTATTAGATACGCTTAGTGATATCTAAAATAGCTTCAATCTCTTCCCAATCTTCGTTATGACTAGACCAGTTGCCTTTGTGTGCAATTTTAATGGCCTTGTTAATAACTGAAGGTTTGATTTGTAATTCTTCTGCCACTGCCTTGACTGTTTCTTTCAAGCCTTCTGTCAAATCTTCAACTTCACGAAGCACTGTGGAGCCTTCGCTAATCAATCTTTCTAGTTTTGCCTTTTCTTCTGCGCCGTATGAACGTCCTGACATTGATATCTCCTAGTAATACTCTATTATATATTACTTGTTATTGTATGTCAAGGTTTTTTTTGAATATTAGGAGATGATAGAGTTTGTTTTAACCACTCTTCATCGTCTTTTGCACCGGTAGCTGTGCGATATGTGTCTATGCCAAAATTAATACCCATGGTAGCTAGGGTTTGTATCAAGGCTTGCTTGCCAATAGTACCCCATTGCGAAATATTCAATCGGGCAATTGCCGAAGAATCCATCTTGGCAATACGTTTGATACCAACTATAAAATCTTTTATGTTTGGCAACAGTCCTTTGACAGTTAATATCTTGAATATTTTATTGATTAGTTCTGCACGTTGAGCCACTTTGGCCGCAATGGATGTGCCTGCTATGCCGAGACTGACTCCGCCTGTTGGTACCATACCACCTATACCGGCAGCAATATCCACAGCCAAGAATCCCATGTCTAGATACAAGTCACTGTAACTGTATATATCAGCGGAAATACCGGGTATAACTGGATCAGTAGTCTTGGGCCATGTAAAGTCTTCATTCAACGAAGTTGCGAATTCACGATACCTCATTTAGAATCCTTTCTTTACAACTGAGCATTTGGGAACAGTTTTGCCATCCTTGGTTTGTACACCAGTTTGAGTCTGCCCTGTGCGACATGTGCTAGTTTTTGCTTTTGGTTTAATGGCTTTTGGAGTGGCTGGTTTGATAGTGGAAGTAACTGCTTCGCCGATATGCTTGTCTATACCACGACTGGCGACGCCGCCTTTGCGGCGCTTTTCAGCCAGTTGTTCAATGCCATGACGAATCTGTTCAAGATTTTGTTCCAAACCCATGAACATTCCGCCTTTGTGCAGTTGTGTGATACGTTCCCACGCTAGTAAATCATCACTTTCTGCCAGTTGGGCTAGCTCTTTCAACTGAGCACGAGCCGACATAATACGGCCTTTCAATGTCATTGCATTGGCTTTTTGGTGACTGTGTATGGTTGGATTGTTTGGCTCGCTGGGATCCATTGCTATAGGAGCTTCGTTGGCCATAATACCAGGACCGCCGGGCCCTGGTTTAAATCCTAAACTATGGTTGCCAGGCATCTCATTTTCTTTTACACTTTCTTTAGGCACACAGTTGGGAACCATTTTGCGTCCCTTCTTTTTTGTACCCACTTGCTTGTAATCTTTCCAGCAGGCTTCGTCTAAACTTTCTTTCATCAGGACACGTTCAGCAATAACTGCCGCATACTGATTGATCAGTTGACGTTTTTGTGTATATTCTTCTGCGGCAGCTTCGTTGACTTCTGTTTCTACTTTGTGAAAATATTTGCCAAATGTGCTTGTACGTCCCACAGTTCGTGCGGGTGTGTCAGATGGTTGCTGATAGTGTTGCATGGCCATTTGTACTGGCAAACTAACTTTGTGTGGATTAGCACCTTCATTCAAGATACCGACATCATTTTTCCTAACAATGGATAGAAATTTATCTAAACTATTTTCCTGTACCTTGAACGGTGTAGCAACTGGATTTGCATCTGTGGGATCAGCAATGAAATCACCCACTGCTTCGGTTTGATTCAAATCAGCTTCTTTGACCACACGAAGAAACTTGGCCATGTTATCAACGCCTGCCACAGGCTTTGAGGCAACGCCATCCATTGCCTGTAGTATACGCTTCATGTCCATGGGGTATTATCCCAATAGACGCTTTGTCAATGCACGGATTTGATCAACTTCGCGGTTCTCGACCAATGCTGGTTGCTCAGTACGATTTAAACGACCTGTCAGTTCGCGTAAACGATCCATATCTGTAGACTCGGAAATTGATTTGCCGGGTTTTACTGGAACTGATTTGCCGTCCACCGTCATTTTAGTATCACCGTGTTCACGGGCTTTTTCCAAAGCGCCGCTAAATGCATTACCTTCGTCAGCCATCTTTTCTTTCTTTTTCTTTTCAGCTATGTATGCAGTAGTTTCTTTGATGTTCTTCCACATAGCGGCAGCGGCAATCTTCTCACCTTTCTCACCGCCACCGGCTTTCTTAGCTAGCTTGTCAAAACCTTTGCCTGGTTTGCCAATGTCTTTACCTGCCTTGGCATCTTTAACAACTGCACTCTTCTTAGCTTTACTCAAACCTGCACTTGGCTTTGCGCCCTCGGGCAAATTAGGTTGTGGATGTTTGCCATGTGCGTCTTTGATACTGCCTTTAAGGCTTGTGATATGATCTCTGCTGGGCAAGCCTTTACGCTTGCCGTGTGTATTGAGAGAGCCAGTGCCATAACGTCCGTAACCTTTACGTAGTGGATCATTATGGTCATATTCACCGCCACCCTTTAGATTCTTAGCGCCCGGATAATCATCTGGTTTTGGATTGTAATAATCGTCATCGCTTTGGTAATAATCATCTTCGTCGCGTGGTTCTTGAGTATACAATTTGTCTTTGTGTTTCGGATCGCGCCACTTGGCGCTTTCATCATATTTGTTGTACTTGGCCTTAACAGGTTCTAAACTTTTGCCTTCACGACCAGCTTTGGCCAACGCCTTCATACCGTCCTTGCCGTATTTTTCATTACCTTTAGCGGCACGGCTCATGGTGCGATCACTCTCCATTACGGAACAACCACACTTGCTTTCATACATGCCACACTCGTTGCATTTCTTTTCTTTCTTGCAAACACATGGATCTTTCTTGCACACTGAGCAAGTGCCTTCTTTTAATTTACCCGCCTTCTTAGCGGCACGGATTTTACTGCCCAAATACTCATCTTTGCCTGATTCGATCTTGCCGTCTTGGTCATAATCCTTGTCAGCTTTTTTAGCTTCGTCCATTTTGTCACGGTTGTCAAACTTTTCGCTATCTTTCATTCCCCATGTCTTAGCACTCTTAGGACTTTGCTTTAATGCAGGAGCACGATCTTTCTTTTCAGCGGCCGATTGAGCCTTGGCGTGAGTCTTAGTACCTTTGCCTGACTTTTGTTCAGCTTCACCATCATCATGATAGCTGGTATTTTTATGAGTAACACCAGTTGAAGTTTTAGTTAACTCACCAGTGCGTGTTTTCTTGGTATCGCCAATTTTTGATTTTTCGTCAAAACTTTCTTTAGTCGGAGTATATGAGCCTTTAACTTCGCCAGTACTAAAATTTGTACTGCCGCCCGGATACTCTGCTGTCAACTCATCTAATTCTTCGTCATCTGGAATACCGTTATGATTGGCATCCATGCGCTTGTGAGCGGCTTTAGTAGCCTTGACCAAACGATTGTATTTGTCAACTTTGTTTCTAACTTCTTCAGGAATCTTTTTCTCTACATGTCCAGCACCGCCGCAATGACCACAAACGTCAACCATGCTTTCGTCCAGCTTGTCGTCTTTCTTCATTTTGTCAGCTTGCGCCTTTTTGATTTCTTTCATCTTCATTTTGGCCTCCGTTAAGCGAGCGGTTAGCACTTGCTTTTGTCCTTCGCTCAATGTATCGCTGTTATCCAAGTGATGAGCATATTCTGTAAACTTCATTTCATATGCCAAGTAGTGATACACACTGGCAATGTAATCAGCGGCTTTGGTAATTTTGGCCTGAACCCATGCTTCCAGCTGATCTTCGTCTTGCAACTGTTGATACAATTTGTGTGAATAATTGGCCAATTTGAACAAATCAGCCTTGGCCATGGCACCTTCGCGGTCGCCTCCGGCATCGTGTCCACCTGGCATATTCATCTCTGGATCGTTATCTGCTGATGAGTCCGATTGTGGTATTGTGTTATCTAATCCTGGCATGGGTATACTCCGTTATCTTTATGTATTTATCTTTTGATGCTTCCACCGGTTAGTAAGTTTATATTCATGTCCACAGCGTTTTTAGCTGTACCGTCCTTGTTTTTAGGCTGTTTTACTGGCTTATTCTTGTAAACTGCACCAACTCCCACATTGGCAGCACTGGTAGCACCTGCCGTGGCTGTTTCTTTCAAACGCTTGCCGTCTTTGTCGTATTTGCCCGATGCTTTTTTTGCAATGGCAATGGCTGCTTGTCGGGCGCCTTCCTCTACACCTTCTGCTGCCTTATGCACAGTTGCGCCTTTGATCTTTTTGGCCACATTGCTGGCATGGCTGTGTGATCCAAACGATTTCCATTTGCGTCCGTTGATATGCACATCGTGTGGAACATCCACTTGCTGATTATGCTGGCGATAGTTGCTGGGCCCGCCATCTCCTATTCTGTCATGATACTTGCTGTATACTGGTTCACCTTCATCGTGCCCTGGCGCAAGACTGTAGCCAGCGTCATCGTAGCCGTGTCTACCTTCTAATAATTCTTTAATTTTCATTGTTAGTTCCTCTCCATCCTTGTCCAACAGCTTTCTCTCCGTTCATGAACTTGGGTAAACTAAACCAAAGTTTGAACCATTCTGGAGTTCCGGGCTGGATATTTTGTTCACGCTGTATGCGTCCCAGTTCACTGCCAGTCACGCTGATGTTGCTGCCTTGCTGTGCTCGGTATTCGTGCAGTCTTGCTTCGCCGCCCAGTCCGCCCATGCCTGACAATATCTTTAGTTCTTGTATGGGGTCATTTGGCGCAAGATAGCAGTCATCTGGGCTATCCTGATTTAGATCTGCTGCCGTGATTCTGTATTGTCTCATTTTAAACTGGATCTCAACATCCAACTGTGTTTCTTGTGCTGATCCTGCCGATCTGCTAAAAAGTTACTTAGTCCGTGATCACCGGCAGCTTCAGCCATGTCAAATGTGATACGGAATATATTGGCCATACGCTCGCTATCAGCTAATAATTCACTTAGCATGCCGTGGGCATCTGGTACAGCGTTCTCATCTTCCACTTTGGTCAACATGTTGAATTTGCTGTAGCTAGCCGGAGCATAAACTTGTAATGCTCGTAGGTGTTCGGCAAACGGATCAATTGCGCCATAAACTTCTTTGTATACGGTCTTGAACAGTTTGTGTAGTTGTGTAAACAACGGCCCTTCTACATTCCAATGAAAGTTATGTGCTTTTAAGTAAAAGCTGAACTCGCTGGCAAATGCTGTTTTAAGTGCTAAGTGATATTTCTCGTCCATGTTAAATTCCGTATTTGTTTGGCTTGGGTTTGTTTACAGGGCTAACTTGATTTACAGTTGATAATTCTAAACTATCATGACTGGTTTTTAATTTAGTCTTATGTCCTTGACGTTTGATTTCTTTGGTAAACCTAATGTGTTCTTCTGGGCTGAATGGCATGAAAAATGGGTGCTTGCCAATATTATCGACAGCGGCAATGTTACGATCGCCAGCAGCCAAGCCCATGCCTAATCTGTACACACCATAGAAGTCACTTGGTAATGTTTCTACACT